AGAAGACAGTAGACGAAAAACTCAACGATATCTTTGATATTGTTCCAAATGTGCAACTTTCAACTACTGAGAAACCCTTAGTAGTTGTCGAAGAAACTACACAAGTTGACGATGACTATGAATATGCACGAAAGAATCTACGCACATTAATTGACAATGGCAAAGACGTAATGGAGAATTTAACTTTCTTAGCAAAAGAAGGTGAATCTCCAAGAGCATATGAAGTTGTCGGACAGTTAATCAAAACATTAGCAGAGACAAACAAAGACTTATTGAATCTTGCAAAAGCAAAAAAAGATATTCAACAGAAAAAAGACGAAGAACAATCAAGTCCAACTCACGTAACGAATGCATTATTCGTTGGAAGCACAGCAGAACTACAAAAATTGATATCTAAAAGATGAGTGTAAAACAATATCTAGGAAATGCAAATCTAAAGGCTGCCGGAGTACCACTTAATTTTACAAAAGAACAGATTGAAGAATATCTGAAATGTGCAAGCGATCCGATATACTTCATCGAAACTTATTGTAAGATTGTAACTCTGGACCATGGTCTTCAGCCATTCAAACTATACGAATGTCAGAAAAACAAAGTCAATGTGATTCACAACAATCGCAAAGTCATTCTGATGGAAGGGCGTCAGCAGGGCAAGACTACCACCTCTGCGGCGTATATCCTTTGGTATACCATTTTCCAGGAAAGCAAGACAGTTGCGATTCTTGCAAACAAGGCTACAGCCGCGCGAGAAGTATTGTATCGTTATCAAATAATGTATGAGAACCTTCCTGTTTGGCTACAGCAAGGTGTAACTACATGGAACAAAGGTGACATTGCACTCGAAAACGGATCAATTGTCTTCACAGCGGCAACAAGCGCATCAGGTATTCGTGGTAAGTCTGTAAACTTACTATACGTTGATGAGGCGGCGATCATTCCAAACAACATTGCTGAACAATTCTTCACCTCAGTCTATCCTACAATCTCTGCTGGTGAAACCACAAAGATTTTACTGTCATCTACACCTCTTGGGTACAATCATTTCTGGAAGTTTTGGAATGAAGCGGATCAAAATCTCAATGGATTTGTCAATCTGTTCATTCCGTATTGGGACATTCCTGGACGCACTAAAGAGTGGGCTGAAGAACAACGTAGATTGCTCGGTGAACTCAAATTCAACCAAGAAGTCTTGTGTAAATTCTTGGGTTCAAGTCTTACACTTGTTGCCGCAGACACAATTGCACAAATGTCACCAATTCCGACAATCTATAGCAAAGATGGACTTGATGTTTATGAATCTGCACAAAAAGATCACACTTATGTAATTGTCGCAGACACCGCAAAAGGTGTTGGTGAAGACTATTCCGCATTTCAAATCATTGATGCTACTCAGATGCCATATAAATTAGTCGGAAAATATAGGGACAACAAGATTAGTCCTCTACTTTATCCGTCAATCATTTACAAAGTAGCAAAAGAATTCAATGAAGCATACGTTCTTGTCGAAATCAATACGTCAGAACAAGTTGCAGAGATTCTCTACGGAGATTATGAATATGAAAATATCATATCTGTTACCAGAACCACTTCAGGACAAGTTGTCAACGGAGGTTTTGGTGGAGGTAAGACACAGTTGGGAGTAACTACGGACAAAAAAGTGAAGAGAATCGGTTGCTCAAACTTTAAATCTATGGTAGAAGAGAAAAAATTATTAATACATGATGCAGATACAATTTCGGAAATATCTACTTTCATTCAAAGAAAGAATTCTTACATGGCGGACGAAGGTTATCATGATGACCTTGTCATGCCTTTAGTTTTATTTTCATGGCTGACAACAAATTCATATTTCAAAGAATTGACAAATGTGAATTTGAGAAAAGAATTATATGAAACTAGAATCAAAATGATCGAGGAAGAAGTGACGCCTTTTGGCTTTATAAATAACGGTGATGATGAAAATGATCAAAAGATCATAGACAGCACAGGGCAAGTTTGGTATGAGGACAGATACAAATCCGATTTTTTATAAATAAAATGAAAATACCCGTATCAAACACATCATTATAAAAACAAGGAGAAATCAATGGCTATAAGTCTCATCTCACCAGGAATCAAGATCACCGAACAAGACCTTGTTTCCTCACAAGCCACCGTTGCAACAACAACAGGTGCATTTTCAGGACAATTCCGTTGGGGACCTATTGAAAAAGCAACTCCAGTTCAGTCTGAGGCTGATCTAGTAGCACAATTTGGTAAACCAAACTCAACAAACGCAGTTGACTTTTTGTCTGCGGCTAACTACCTTGGCTATTCAGCGCCTTTGTATGTCGTTCGTGTTGCAAACACAGCATTGAACGCTACCGCTGAAGCAACTACAGGTTCAGGCACAGCAGGTACTGGTCAACTCATCAAGAACGAAGATGTGTATATTAATACAGCATCATTCAACGTTGGTCCTTGGGTTGCTAAGTATGCTGGCGCACTCGGAAACTCTCTAAAAGTTTCTACTTGCCCATCTTCAAGCGCATGGCAGTCTAACCTGACAGGTACATTCACAGTAACAGCAGGTGCTACGGCAGTTGTTGGTGCAGGTTCTGCGGCTAACACCGAACTAACAGTCGGTGACTTGTTCGTTTGCGAAGGTCGTGCAATCAAAGTTGCATCTATCACAAACACAACTCACTTCACCCTTGCTTCTGCACACTTAACAGGTGCTTCAGGTGCTACAGCAGTTCGCCGTTGGGAATATTTCAACGAATTTGATGGTGCGCCAGGCACATCATTATACGCTTCAACAAGAGGCGGTTCTGGTGACGAAATGCACATCGTTGTAGTTGACCAAGATGGTGATGTTACTGGCTCAGGTGATACAGTTCTTGAGAAGTATGCACTTGTTTCTAAGGCATCTGATGCAAGAGCAGACAACGGTGGTACAAACTATTACAAAGATGTTGTCAACAATACTTCAGGATATGTTTACTGGACAGATCACGAAAATGCTGGTTCAAATTGGGGTAACACAGCATCAGGCACAACATTCACATCGGTGACTGTTCCAAAGAACTACAGCCTTGCTGGTGGTTCAGATGGTGCATCATTAACTGATGGTGATAGAACAACAGGTTATCTGAAATTTGCTAACAAAGCAGATGTTCCATCTCCAATCATTGTTGCAGGTCAAGCAAATGCTACAGTTGCTAATCGAATCATCGGTGACGTAGCAGAAGTTCGTAAAGATGCAGTTGTTTGCGTATCTCCACTAAGAGCAAACGTAGTAAACAATGCAGGCGCAGAAGCAACTTCTATTCTGTCATGGGCAGACACAGTTACACGTTCTACATACGCAATTGCAGATAGCGGTTGGAAGTATCAGTATGATCGTTACAACGATAACTACATCTATGTTCCTCTGAACGCAGACGTAGCAGGTTGCATTGGTAGAAACGATTCAGTTCGTGAGCCATGGCTGTCACCAGCAGGCTACACAAACGGCAACATTCAGAATCTAGTTCGTCTTGCTTTCAATCCTAACCAGACTGAAAGAGATTCTCTATACAAGGCAGCCATTAACCCAGTTCTGACGCAAGTTGGTAAGGGCACAGTTCTATTTGGCGATAAGACATTCACAGTTAAGAACACTTCATTGAATCGCGTTAACGTTCGTAAGTTGTTCATTGAACTTCAGAACACAATTGGCAACGCAGCCGAAAATGTTTTGTTTGATCAAAACGATGCGATTACAAGAAACAACTTTGTTAACTTAGTTGTTCCATATCTGCGTAGCGTTCAGGCTCGTAGAGGTATTACAGCGTTCCGTGTTGTTTGCGATGAAAGCAACAATCCAGAATCAGTTGTAAATTCAAATGAATTTGTTTGCGACATTTTCGTTCAGCCAATTCGTTCAGTCAACTTCGTCCAACTTAACTTTGTTTCTGTAAGAGGAACCGCAACATTTACTGAAATCGCCGGCTAAATAATAGAAACTTAAGGAGACAAAAAAGATGGCAATTACGACAATATCAAGTCTCGCTAACGCTATTAAAACCGGTGCACGTTCTAATCTGTTCCGAGTGACACCATCATTCGGAACAGAATTACAGACTACTGGTAATGCGACAGACGAAGAATTTAGTTTTCTATGCAAGGCGGCTCAGTTGCCTGGCTCAACAGTAGGACTGATTGAAATTCCATTCATGGCAGGTAGAAGATACAAGGTTGCTGGCGACAGAACCTTTGCTGAATGGACAGTCACAGTTCTTAACGATAAGAATCAAAAAGTTCGTCAATTAGTTGAAGACATTCAAAAGAAATATTCTGTTGTTAACTATGAAGAAACATTCTCTAAAGAGGTAGATGATTCTTCATTAGGCACACAATATTCAACGATGTTGATTGAGCAATTAGATCAAGCAGGTAATGTGGTTTACTCATATAAACTAGAACATTGCTGGCCTAGTGACATTAGCACAATCGACTTGTCATATGATACAACAGACACCATTGAAGAATTTACTGTGACTTGGTCGTATGACTACTTCACAGCAATAGAATAATGACAGGGGAAAGATATGGCAACAACAAACGATGAAATTTTTAGTATTTCGAAATTTAGACAGACGCTAGGCACTGGCGCTAGAGCAAACCTTTTCCGCTGTTTCATTACTGCGCCAACAGGTTTATCTGATTCGGCAGGAATTTTTGCAGAAGAAAGTAAGTTTTCTTTCTTATGCCGTTCCGCTGCCATTCCAGCAATGTCTGTTGGTGTAATTGAAGTTCCATTCAGAGGACGTAGAATTAAAGTTCCTGGAGATAGAACATTTGCAGACTGGACAGTAACCGTTATCAATGACGAAAAGCAAGATATGCGTAAAGTCATGGATAACTGGATGAAGTTTATTATCAATCCAGACGGAGAATTAGCACTCAGAGACACAACTGAAGATTACCGTTCAACAATTGAAATTCATCACTACAGAGGCGATGGTACAACTAGCAGAATTTATGCTTTGTATAACGCATTCCCAACTGATGTTTCTGCAATTGATTTGTCTTATGACACAACGGATGCTATTCAAGAATTTACAGTAACCTTCCAATACACTCATATGGATATGGGAGGCACTAGCGATTCTGGTAACGCTACTGCACCAACGTCAATTGCAACTTCATAAATTGGCTCAAACGCAATCATATAAATAGTTGCGTAATAGTCAAACAAACACAAATGGGGGCTATTACGCCCCCATTTTTTTAGGAAGATAACATGGCGATAAAATTATTTGGATATAAA